CCAACGTTTGCGTGACAGCGTTCAGAAGGTCATCTCCATACGTGTCAGGGGAGTTATTCTCGAAAAAATCAAATTCCTTAACTTTCTCAAGGCTATACCACGCATACATGAGTAAGAAAATTGTACGTAAGCAATTATCTTCCGCTGTGCCCAAATCACCTGATGGTTTAAGACCAGGCTTAATAAAAATATCGCCATTCATGTGAACATACACGAAAAGAGAATCAGTTAAGACTCCAGAAACAGCTTTCAATGCTTCTTCATTATATCCCATGTGTTTACATACATTGTATATTACTGAAGCTGCTGCATGTCCAATCTGAAAAGGCATCCACAGATCGTAATTACTGAAGTCACCTTCCATTCGTTTCTCTGCATACTCCATCGTCTCGCGATATATCTTGTGTGCCTCACGGTGCATATCGATACCAATTCGACATCCGTATATGTCGTTATTATCAACCATATTCGAAAAGAAATTACCAAGAAACATCCGTTTCACAATTAGATAGGGCAATGAAGCCATATAAAAAAGTCGGGTGTTTCCATTCTCACATTTTCGTAGCGGTCTTGGTTCATCCTTCAACTGAACATCAAATATACAACCATATGCTCTACCTTCTTTATAGCTCATAAGAATATCCAAAACATCTCTTTTCAATTGGGGCGTAGCTTCCCGGATCAGACGAGGGCTTTCATCCACAATTGGCAAATGAATTGTCTTCTTTCCATCATATCCGAACCCAGATCCTGTAGACGCATTAATTCGCCTGAAAGTATTATGAAATTCAGCACCATTTATCGCTTCTTCGATAGTACACGGGGACCATTTGGATTCCCCCGTTTCGTCCAACATTTTTGTGATTCGTCTCGTAAACTCCGCAACGCACTTCTCAATGATTAGCGGATTGAGTGATTTATTTTGATGGTTCAATTTCCTCAACCCGATGTTATACGGGCTGATATATTCGCCATTACGTCTTTGAGGTCCCATCATAGGAATGCTGAAACGCTCTTCAGGTATATACGACAGTTCTTCATAAAATAACTCATCTAAAAACCCATCTTTGACAAAGGGCGTTTTCTGTAATCTCGATTTACCTTTCACAAACACAAGATCTTTTGTCTTCCCCAGATAAGTTAAGTTTTGCAACATCTCATATCTAAAAGGTGATTTCACGCCAGGTTCTACAAGATCTAATTGTCGTTCCATCGAAGATAATATCGGCATAATAACCGTATCCTTTTCTATCTCCTCTATTTTACTATTCACGGATGGAAAATCGACAGGCACTGCATAACCCAAATTCGTGTTAGCGATGCCCGCTGCATGGATACCAACCATACACCATCCGGAGTCTTTCTGGATGACGAGTGGTAATCCACATCGTCCCTTCGCATGATTGTCCCAGTTGTATATAAAATGAGTTTTGCTCATGAAACTACCTCCAGCAATCAAAGGTTCACTCTCATATCCTACACCAACTTTGTGATGAGCTATATAACCCTTCGCAAAGCGTGGGTAGATAGTATCTTTGGCACACAGAGAAGATATAACATCCAGGAAATGAGTATTAGTGCGCACAAGTGCGACATCTCCACCCATATCAAAAACATTTAATGGACAAAGATCGAGGTTATCATAACACTCATCCAACGATGAAGTAATTCCGGTTTTACAAATGGACAAAACCAAGTCATCATTGTGCTCAATATCAAACAGATTATGCAGATTTGTGATAAACCATGTTCCTCTTAATCCTACGCCATATGATACTCCATAGGTGCCAGGATTACTTTTGGAACGAACCTTGATCTTCCGCACATTTCGTAGTATTTTATTGATACCTCCTTCAAGATCTTGTTCTGACTTTAATGATGATACATGATCGGACATCACTACATTCCAAGTGCTCATGACTGGGTTCTTCAGAACCTTGAGCATTTTCCCACAATGATATTCGTCCTCCAAGATGTTCAGCATGTCATTACTATCTGAATCAATCTTGAACTCAGTTTTATCCTCTCGCGCCGCTCTATCCAACTCCTCAGACTTTCGTTTCACATAATCTAGTAAGTCCATGTCACGTTCTTCTTTAGTGCGAGCAGCCTTCTCACCGTTGGAACTAAGTTCAAACAGGGTGTCGGGGTCCAGATCCTTAGTCTTGGGAAACTTCGATCTCACGTAATTCACGGCCTTATATGTCATCAGAGAAGATAACATAACCACACACAGGATGTAAAATCCTTCTCCATTATAACCATCGATCAGCGCATTAACATTGAAATCATCTTTCATGCCAACACACCATAGGGTATAATCCCAGTAATAATTCACGCGAGATTCGACTTTCTTCTTCATCTTTGGCAACACTCCGA